CTGCTTTGTTTTTAGGTGGTTCCAATCCTTCTAACATTAGCGGCCAATCGTTATGTCGTTTTCATCGGCAATTAGTGTATTGACGAGAGCAACTAAATAAGGATCATTATCGATGCCTCGTATCGCACAGTTAGAAATAACTTTTGCCAGGTTTACCCGGATCTCGTCAAAATCATTACTCCACACAAGATTTTTATCCTGTAGTAATCCGGCAGCCTGTTTGAAGTCTGCGTAAACTTGTTCGCTAGTCCTTTTGCGCATAAATTTTCGCATAATGTCCCTTGTCGTATTCGTCGATGTAGTCGTTGAGGTCGTCCAGGTAAACGTAATCGCCTGTGTTATTGCTCATACTTGCTTCTTTAGCAAGTTTTAGGATCATAAACCGCTCATCTTTGCGGCCTTGTTGATAACTAACGACACTGCTTCGTGCGATTAGTTCGTTTAGATCACTCATTTCTGCTCTCCTTCATCTTCTATTTCTTCCGCTATTTGCTTTATTGGTTCTAATGGAACATTTTTACCGTGCATTCGCTCGGTCCTTAGGTGATTTGCAAGGCTGCGGATCTTTTCAAGCCTAAATCCGGACCACCGCTTAGTATCGGTTTCAACTATCGGCGCTGACATCAAACCAAGCTCTTTGAAAGCTTCAACTGCTTTTGCTGACTTATCTAGGTGGCGTACTTTGTATTTGATGCCTTCCTGATCCATCACTCTCATAGTTTGCATACATTGCACACAATTAGCCTTAGTCCAAACCGTAATAACAAGTTCTTTCACTGTTGTATCTCCATCTCATCAAATAAAGGTTGATTTGCCGATTCGATTCTTTCTTTATTGTTTGCTGCTATCAAATACTCGCGCTCGCCAATTAGTTCGCCCTGGAACTCTTGCGGAGATCCGGTAATTGCGTCAAAAGCTGCTTGTGCGATCCAACGACCTGCTTCTACTGTCACACCTTTACCCCACCAACAACTATTATTTAGTTTTACTCGATACGGTGTTGTGATCCAGTCGTCTGGGAATCCTGACAAACGAGCAACTTCACGATGGGTTAGCGGCCGGCTTTTTATTGGATGCACAACTGTTGACAATGCGTCACCGGCTAATACTCGGCTCGGTGTGTCATAACGTAATCTTTTGGGGGCAAACTGAGTTACTCCCTTATCTGACACAAGCGGCTCACTCCAAAGATCAAGATCAACATTTGCTAATTCAGCCCGCCTAAAAGCCTCACCACTAGTTTCACCTTCAAGCCAAACTGATTTATCTGCAAGTTCTTTGATCCTGTGAAGACGCGGTGTTTGTGCTACTTCATGCCCTTCGATCGTTCCAAGATCCTGATCCGCTAAATCTGAGATCCGATCTCTTACCGATGTTGGCGGCATAAAAACCGGATCAACTCCAAAAGGGATACGTGAGGCTACCCAAAAATAACGTTGTCTTACCTGGGCGCCGCCTAAATCTGAAGCGTTATGAAGTACGTGATACAAATTCCATTTTTCGCCGGTTAGTTCTTCAAGTTCTTGTCTCAGATCCGTCATAAGACTTCGACCACTTGTATAAGCGCCTTGTACAGACTCAAAAATAACAATTTTAGGATTACACTCGGCTGCATACTCAACTAATGCCCACATGCATTCATTGACTTTAGAATTTGCACCTCGGATTTTCAAGTTGCCAAAGCTGCCATCTTCTAAAAGTCCGCGAACCATTACGGATCGATTTGAAAAACCTGAGCATGGAGGATTACCAAAAACTAAATCCGCCTGTTTAGGGCTCCAGTCTTTTGGATCACACGCTTCTAGTTCCCAGGAATCACCAAGCAAATGTCTATTTGCCAACATTGCTTCTGATCCGAAACCTCCAGGGTATTCACGCTTAGCAATAAGTTCAAAACCCGCTTGCACTATGCCAAGCGCAAATCCTCCGGCAAAGGATTGACAGTCGATCGCAGTTGGCTGCATTACTTCAATCCGGCTGAGACTTCGACGTTGTGACGTTCGGCTTTGAAAACCTCAATGGCTTTCTCATAGCCGCGTTTCTCAGTTGGTGTCAGTTCTATGCTTTCCATTTTTAGCTCTAAAGCGAAGGATAATTTGCGAGTTGCAAACTCTGTACCTGCCTGCAAGCCCATACGGTAAGCATCATCAAGTTCGTAATTGAATAGTGCATCAGCAATGCGATACTTCAGCTCTCTCCAATCAATGCGTATCAACGTTTTCTCCTAATAGTTCTTTGGCTGCCTTGCGAAGGATCTCAGCCGATACCGTGTTTCCTATGTTGTGATGTTCATTTGACATTTCTTCGATAGCTCTTATTGCACTTTCGAAACCCTCATTGAAACTTGACATTTCTAAAAGATCTAAATCGCGATCTATAACCTGGCGTATGCTTTGTGTTGTCTTACTCATGCTAGCCGCCAAACAATGCTTGATCTTCCACTTGCTTCCATCGGTGCGCGGGTTCCACTGTCTTCGAGCTTGCCCATTGAAACAAGTTCGGATCGTCGTGAGCGTAAACCGGAATCTGAAATTGCTTTTAGTCCCGATGCTCTCCAGGTCTGGATAAGTTGTTCATCATTCATTGATCCAAACTTCTCAAAAATGCTAATGATTAGTTCGTATGTTTCTGTCAGTTTTGATACGGATCTCGCGGCATCGTGAGATGTCTGCGGATCGGTTGTTCTTGCGTGTGGCATTATTTCCCTTTCGTTAGATGCCTAGTATTGCGTTGGTGACTACAATCGGCAGTGCGTGGATTACGATCAACACAAAGCCCATTGCAAAACTAAATAACATGTAGCCGACTGGCCGCCGGATCAGATACCAAAGTCTCATAATTACGCCCACATCTTGGCGCGAGCTTCATCGTTCAATGTGGCTATGAATTGCACTGAATCTTCAATGTTTTTAGCTGCAACAACTTCTGTTGTGCGACCTGCATACCAATAAGTTTTTACGCGCACCTTACCGGTGGCAGTAAATTCTAGAAAACTTTGCATGCGAACGTAATTACCGTTTTTTGTAAACTGGAAGAAGTGAACAGTAGCAGCGAAGACACCGCGCTCAGTTACTTCACAACCAACGTTATACTTTTTAGCTAGTTCTACAAGCTCGTTAGCTTTAGCTTCGATAGCTGGATCTAGTTTTTCGTAAACTGTCATTTAGCCCACCACCTTGAGGGCAACGTTGTAAACGTAGCGAACTACATTGTTGAATTGCGTCTGTGTGCATTCTGAGAAATCAAGCAGCCAATTACACTCAATGTAATCCTGGATCTTTATAGCTTCCTCAAGCGAAACATTTAGTAGTTCTGAAATTTCTTTTGTTACACCGTTCATTTTTTCCCTTTCGTTTGAACAAGATTATTATCACTCGTTTCGAAAAGAAAGCACAGTTTATTTATGCAAAAGTTTATAACAAATTTATAACTGGATTATGCGGATTGTGGCACCAGGATCACGCTCATCAGCGTATTGTTTTGATCCGACTATTTGCACAATTTGGCTATCATCGCCCCAAATCATTTCTGATTGGCCGATACCGTCACCAACCGCTCGTAACAATTTATCGAGATCTGGAGGAACTATCGGAAGTGGCCGCTTACTTTGTTTTACGGATTTAGGTCTAGCCAGGTAAAAATCTACTTCTAGCCTGACTGGACCTAAATAAATGTTTTCGCCCGTATAGGGTTCACAAGCAGCCGCAATAGCTTTACGCCAAATTTTTAGTCTTTGCCCTGCAGCTTCAACAACGCGGCCGTTGAATACTCGTTTTGATCCTTGCGGAGCAGGATCACCAACGACTTCAAGAGTAATCACTAAAACGGTGCGTCAACTGCCAGGCTGCATACGGCATTGTTTACATGAACAGCAATACCAGTTTTAGGCTGATTATCTTTACCGGTGTATTCGTCAAGTTTCACCGTTAGATCGCCTTTGATCCTTACTGATTCACCAACTTCGAACTTTGATTTAGTCCAAACCGTGTACCAACGAGTTGCTTCTTCGCCATTGCGTAATTTGAAAGTCTCAGACGCCATAAAACCGTAACCGTCGATGATCCTCTTTACAGTCGCATCATGTATTTCAATCGTTGCCATTATTCCCTTTCGATGTGTTTTGGATTACAACAGTCTCGATTCTTACACGTTCTTCTCCCGGGTAACACTGGCAAACCGTTTTCATCGATTGGCGTAGTGAGATCGTTAGAAAAATGTCCGTGCCACGGCAAACAATCATTGATCCGAGTAGAACGCCGTGTTCTGCAGTCCGGGCACCAGGCAAATTCTTTTTGTCTGCCCATTGTTTCCCAAAGCCTGCCGCACCTTCCACATAAAATTTCGATCACGCACTGATTTTAGCAATGCAATGAATACAAAGAGCAATGTTAGATCCGTGCTCACACATAACCGGTTTAGTGGCTTGCTTAGCAAGTTCTTCTTGTTCTGCTAAAAATTGACGCGTTGCTTCGATCTCTCGCTCTCTTCTTTTTTTGTTTCGTTCGGCAGCCTCAGAATCAGAAGATGGAGTAATCTCATTTTCCCAAGCATCAGCATTTAGCCAGGTAGCCGGAAACTTTGTGTACTCCGGTTTCCTCTCAGGATCGTTAGCATAAGCAATAACACCGGCCAGGATCTCTTCGAACTTTGCTCGCTTGAGAGCAGATCTGAAAGCTTTGAATGCAGAACCCTTATCTTTTTTCCTTGGATACTCTTTCCAAAATTCACCAAACAACTCATCTAAATTGCTTATAGGTAGATCTTTATTATTAGTCTTCTTCTCTTTAGTATTCTTTACCCCCGCGTTATCCGCCGGCGCATTTCCCGCTGGCGCAAAACGAACCGACGGGGAATCAGGATCTTGCGTCTCCCAAATGGCCGCAGCGAACTGATTTTGCTCAGACCTCTTCTGAGACCTTTTTAGGTATCCCACAGACTCGAGCTCACTAATAGCGCTCCGGATGGCTCTATCCCCGTCCAGGCCATTTCTAGATAGTCTTTCTCGACTTACCTCAAAGCCTGGAGCATGAGTCAAAAGTTCAGCTAGTAAACCTCTTGCTTTGTAGCTTAGTCTTGTATCCCTAAGCCATGCGTTGGGGATTTGTGTAAATTGCCCATCAAAACTATGCTTACCCCTAATGATTGGCATTATGCTTCACATACCTCATTAGTGCACGTAACAGCCGGATCATCGAGAGCTCGTTTGCATTGCGGACACTTTGAACTTATGCCGTCATAACCGGCCGCTTGACGTGCCGCATTGATGCCTCTTTTTTCTGCGTATCTTTCCAGGAACTCGGCCGCATTGCAATTGCTTATGAGCATCAAGTTCATTAGAAAGTGGAACGCATCGACCAACTCCCCGACAAAAGCGTCTCTGTTCATGTGATCCGATGTTGCCCAAGGTTTCCAACCTGTTTCAGCCAATGCTTCGTGCAACTCGTCTTCCATTGCCAAGATGTTCCATCTGATCCATTCGATACGATCCTTATCGTTTAGGAACCTTGGATCTTGTTTGAAGCTTTTTACCTGGAGTTCTAATTGCGCGTTTAGTGCATCTTCAAATTGCATTATTTTCCCTTTCGTAAATTTGTGTTTCGATCTTACACATTTTCATGTATTCGATTACGTGATCCCATGTTGTGTGCTCATCTACTTTAGACACCTGCATAATTACTTTAGTTATGCCGCTGTTTGCAATTAGTTTAGCGCAGTCAAAACAACAAGGATTAGTTACATAAATTGTTGCTGATTCAAAAAGTCGACGATCTGCAAACAATAACGCGTTGGCCTCGGCGTGAACTGATACACAATTTGCGTATGATCCTGGACGATCTTTCGATCCACCACGTTCGCAAAACTTTTCACATGATCCGGCGGCCGGATAATTCGCCGGAGGACCGTTATAACCTACTGCTACAGGTCGGTTATTTTGATCCACAATGACAGCGCCAACTTGCCGATTTATACACTTAGATCTTTTAGCCAAAGTGTTAGCTACTTCGATCCACGTTTGATTCCAATTAGCTCTCATGATTTTAGCGAAGACGAATACTCGCCTGTCTCTTTGTAATGATCGACTAAATAAAAGTGTCTTTCATAAATGTGTAGGCTGCCGACTTGCCACGTAATAGAACCGGGAAAAATTGTGTATCCGGTACTTTTCAGTTCTCGGCAAATAAGTTGTTGGTTGAATAACTGCCAAGCATAATCATTGCGATAACCAAAAATTGCGTCATTGGATCTCATTTGAACTACTACTTCAAGGCGATGGTTACGGATCAAGTATTGCACCGTATTGGTACAAATAAAATCCTGCATGCCGTCCGTATTCCAGGATTCATGGATCGTTGGCCGCGTATAAACGGCAACGGCCCTTCGAGTATTTGGATCTTCCTTTAGGTGTTTTATAACGTTTTCGTATTGGCTGCCATTTGCTTTACTGTAAAACAAGTAGCCATAATTACTGTTGATGATTCCGTGCTTAGACGCAACCTGTTTCCAAATTTTAGGCGGACCACCTTCGATAGCTTCGACGCTGAGACTTTCCGACAAGTACCAATTTATTTCTCGTCTAATGTAATCAGGATTTGGAGCCCCAAACAACATGGGCTCATCAGCTATAAATGATGCTCCGACTATTTCAATAGTCCCGTTTTTAGCGGCCTGTCTTCCGGATCTTAGTTCTACAAATTTATTTCGTATGTCATTCAACGTTTCCACGGATTTCCCTTTCTAACATTCCCATAATTTGATACGGAGTAAATTCGTTTACTTCTCGGATCTCTTCCCAAAAATAATCGCTAGCAAACTTTTCATAAAAATCGTATACTTGATCGAAATCTTTTTTCTTTAGGAACTCTTCGCCTCGAAGTTCTAGTCTTTCTTTGACGATTTCCCTTGGAGTAAGCATAACAATTTTTACGGCGGCCAAATCATCAAGTATGTTTTCAATGTGTTCTAAAACTGAATCGACGTAACTAATGCCTCTATAAATTGGCCCGTAAATCATTTCACCAACATGCCATCGATCTGCAATTAGTAGTTCATTAGGTTTGATTTTGAACAAGGGCAATACGTATTCTTCAACGACCGATCCTTTCATTGGCCCACGATGATCACGGATCACATCGTATTTATTGGCCGCCACTTCCTGGATCATGTTAGCTAACGTTGATTTGCCGCTGCCATCAATTCCTTCAACGATTATTATTGGCATTTGTTTCCCTTCGGTTGTATTCAATGAAAGCTTGACGAGCGACATAATCTCGAGAACCGGCGCTCCATCGACCAGCATGAAAATAAAGTTGTTTCAATTCTTGAGTTAGATCAAGCTTGTCCTGATCCGTTAGTACTTTGTAACCATAATTTTCAAGAGCTTTTTTTCTTGCATCAAGAGCTATAAGTTCAGGGTGTTTCATTTTCATGATAATAATCCAGGACCACGCCACATGGCCACTATTTCTTCATCAGTGGGTTCTGGCTCAGAATCTATTTTCTTACCGTAGCAAGTAAGACAAAGGTCGCTGGGAAAAATAGCTAAAAAGCTGTTTTGTGATCCGCATTGCGTACATGTAATTATGTTCTCAGTCATTTTGATTCCTGTACTCGTGTTCACTAACTAATACTTCTAGTTTCTTTTTTGTAAAAGGTATCCGGAGAGTTTCTTTAGAAAGCAAATTACGGATTTCATAAGCCATTTCATCAGCCAAATCTTCATTAGTCATTTCTTCGACTATACGAGTATAAGCTTTTAGTGTGAATTCTTCAGTTAGTTCGAACATTTTGTTCCCTTTCTTATTTTGATTTGCTTATGAAATTTGTACATCTCTTACGGACAGGATCGTCTCGTCGTAGTCTGCAAATGCTACTTTGTAACGAGGCTTTGGAAACATTAGTGATACATCAACACGTGTAATGTTGCTGTCTTGAATCTTCAGCTCGATCCAGTTTTCGTTTGAAGTTTCGTAAACAAAAATGTCTTCGTAAGCCTTCTCGCCCAGGATCTTTACTACTGAGTTTAGCTGCTTCTCTGCTGTGTTCATTTCATTCCCTTTCGTTTGAACAAGATTATTATCTCTCATTTCGAAACGAATTGTCCAGTTATTTATAAACTTTTTTTATAACGAATTTATAACAAGAAACTAGGCGGTTCAGTAATAAACTTGCCGCCTTTGGTGTCTAAAGCAAACCAACGTTTTCTATAGTTGTCCCAAACCGGCATAGTTGGCGAAGCATACCTACCAAGCTTGTGGCCGTTGTTCCTTGCTTCATTTGCAACATCAGCGTTTGATTCCATTTCATCGTTGTAAGTGCGGCAAACAAGGATCATGTTTTGCGTAGTATCCAGGATCTTCGATCCGCCCATACCCCTATTAGCACGATGATGAACTACTAAATTAGTTTGTGATCCGCAATGCCAACAGTATTCGTCTCGCTCTCGTACTAGTCTTGAAGTTTTTTGATTCAATTACCATTTCGTTTCTATGTTGATAAGTCTTGCTTGAGTACCTAAGGCCATAAGTGCAGTTTGGATTTGATTTATTTTCATCTTGATCCTATTGAACTCAGCTTTACGCAAATCTCTTTGAAGACGACTATCGGCAGCCGTAAGCTTTGCTATTGCCTGACGATCTGCAACGGTTCCTTCGGCTGCCAAAAAAGCTTTTTGTTCTACTGTGTCTAATTCGTATTCAGCTTCCGCCAAAGCGGCTTCTGCTTCAAACAATGCATTAGCACCTTTATTATTTTCTGCTATCAGATCCTGGATCTGACTCTGTAGTTCCGACAACATCGATCAACCTAATAAGTAATGGGATTAGTTCTGCATTGTACATACGCGCTGTCTCAACATCACCGCGTCGGATCGCAACAATAAAAGCATCTTCCAACTCATTGATTTTTGCTTCCAGTATCGAGGGCTTTTGCATAATCTTTTAGCCTTTCTAAAACTTCAGGCGAGGCATTGGCAGCTTTTGCCCTGGAGTACAAGTTCCGGAGATCCGCAACGTTTAGAATTTTATCGGCCTCTTTCAACCAATCAACTTCCGGCCCATTATTAGCTTTACTCATTTCTTCTCGAGATGGTCGTTTTTTGCCAGAGTATCCAGCGTTCGCAAGGGCTCTTCCGATCGCACTAGTTTCGGCGTTCTCCAACGCTGCTGTTGCATTGGCACCATTGCCACCATCAATTTCAAAAGCCAAACCAGACGCCTTGGCTATCGAGTTTGCTTGATCTCCTGCTGATAAAAATACTTCAGCCCTAACGATCCAAGTTGATACTGATCGATCTTCCGGAGTCGTCAAATTTTCGGTAATGATCCGACCGTCAGGATTAGCCTCATAAAATTTTCTGATGCGCTCTTCAACGGTTTCGTAATCTTCTAACTTGAATCTCACTCTTCTTCCTCCATTTCGTATTCTTCTACTTCTTCAAACTTCCAACCTTCATTTACCCACAATGCATTGCCTAAGCCTTTGATGTGGAATCTTTCTAAATCGCCGGAATCATTTTGCACCAGGCCGGTTACACGACCACTCACAAAAGTAACGTCGCCACCATGTTCCCTCCGAACAGTAACCATGTCGCCTAACAAAATCATCATGCTAGTCCTTTCGTGTTTATAACTAAAAATGGCTTGCCGCCATTGCGAGCTCTTCGACTTGCCACTCTATACTTATTGCCGTCAACTTCGACATAACCATGTTGAGCGTTACCCATTGCTCTCATTACTTCAGATTTCTGCTGTCGGAGCTCCGATTCGATTTCATCAAATCTTGCCTGGGTATTTGCAAGTTCGTGTAATCCCTGGATCTCAATTTCTGATCCGTCGATTTCAGGGTGCATTTCTCTTACAGCTTCGAAAGTAGATTGTGATCCGTCGAACTTAGGTTCTTCCTTAGTTTTTATAAGCTTCCAAAACTCTTTTACTTTTTGCTCGATTGTGTCAGCTTCAAACTGATCAAACTCAATCCAATGCTCAACCCAATCCATAGCAACCAAGCCAACAATTACCGCGCGCTTTACTCCCATAATGTTCATGTAATGCATTACTTGCGCTTCATAGGCAGGCGGCACACGATCCCAGTAGTTGCGAGAAGTTTTTACTTCTACAATTACCCACTCACCATCGACCTTAGCTAAAGCATCGGGATTAGCGTGCATAAAATCGTATGATCCGTGTTGATAAGTACCGGTTCTATAGATTTCCCAATCGTCATGCTGCATTGGTAAAAGCTCATCGATAATTACCGGTTCTAATACATTGCCTAATGTCACAGCAAAACTATTTAGTTCTTTAGGCGGTATGTTGCCAGTCTTCGAAGCCCACAGATAATAGGCAGATTCCCACGGGTTTAGGCCCAAAATAGTACCTACTTCAGATCCTCCAATTGAGTTCTTTCGCAGATCGTGCCACTCTTGAGATCCTGATTCATAGGCCCCTAGCAATTTTGCATTATTAAATTTGTCCGGTGTGTAGTAGCTCATAACTCCCTTTCGTAAAGTAGCCTTATCTTATGGCTCGGGACCGACAAATTGTTGATACGCGGTATTTTCAATTCCTAAAAATTATCAAACAAGCAGGGAAAGTTCCTTGCGAAGATTATCCGGACTACATGTTTCCAGAAGACATACCCGATCCAGGTAAACGAGCAACTGTAATAAAACTTGCCAAAGCTTTATGCGGCCAGTGTTCGATCAGAGAACAATGTTTTACTTACGCCCTTGAGACTGGACAGCCTGCTGGTATTTGGGGTGGCACGGAAGCACACGAACGGTAATTTGTAGTTCGCTTCTAAAAGCTAGTAGTGTTTGCGCATGAATCAATTTCAAGCGTATCTAAAGCTACAAGCGGCAATAAATAAATCGCCTATTATTCCACCATGCCAGAACTCAGATCCGGAAGTTTGGTTTCCAATCGCTGAGCAAGACATGTCAAATTACAGAGCGGCTAAAAAGCTTTGCGGCATTTGTCCGGCTCGTAAAGCCTGCTTAGAGTATGCGCTAATTGCTAACGAGCAATTTGGAATTTGGGGCGGTCTTACTTCTCGAGAGAGGGATCGTCTGAGAGATCCGGATCGACGTCGGGAGAAGACTGCACATCGTCCCAATCGAAATCCCCGTCCCGAGTTACTTCCAAAGCATCCTGCACAGCCTCAGAATCAGCCTTAGCTACTGCCGCCCGATAAGCATTTTGTATGTCGCTTATTTCCAGGGTGCCTCGCCAGGCAAGGCTAACGCCGATAGTCGTTAGGACAACTGCAAACGCAGATCCAACGCCAATAATTGAGCCCATAAGCCAATCGCCGGCTACCGCGCCTATTGCTGTGCCGCCAAAAAATGTTGCAAGCGTAAGCCCGACGGATCTCAAACCAAATTGCTTCAAATACTCTTTCAACATAATTCCTTCTTACAGTGAGGACAAGCGTAAATTATTTTACTCTCGACCGACTCCACCATCGTTTTGACTTTCGCGTCCTTTTGTTTTGACGTTTCTGATTTGATGTTTTCTTTGATGAGGGCATAAAGATCCACCTTTGCCGACGTCGGGCCGAACACGCCCTTTATTGTTTTGCTAGCAGTTGCATGTAAATGTGGGCCACTTGATTGGCCGGTGTTGCCTATCAAACCTATTGTTTGGCCTTTGACAATTTTTTGGCCAACTTCATAACCTGGCCGTTTATCCATGTGGCAATAACCTAAGTACCAAACCTGGCCATTTTTATCCATAGCGGTTTGCACAACTACCCAGCCCAATACTTTAGAAAACTGGATTAGTCGGATTGTGCCTTTAGCAATTGCTGGGATCCTGGTTCCTAGCGGTCGAGCCCAATCAGTGCCAGAGTGTGGTTGCATGTTGTGAGCTTTACGGTATTCTGAAAGTGTACCGTAGTGGCCAGTAATGTATTGATCCGGATAAGGTAGTCGCCAGTCTGATACTCGATTAGCCATTTATAGTTTGCCAAACTCCTGAGACTATCGCGCCTATAACTGCAGCCGCTCCGGCCACTACCCACATGCGACGTTCAATCATACGTATGCGCATTTCGTGATCCTTGATGTTACGCTCAACCCAATCAATGTGAGTTGGGATTTTTTCATTTAGACGTTCGACTTGCCTAATAAGTTCAATAGCCCAGTTAGGGATTTCATCGTTATTCACTACACGCTCCGGTTACTTTATTGTGTAGGTTATTGAGTTTATTTTACCTTAACCGCCGACTGCTTGACGAGGGTATCTAATGATGACGACTCCCGACCCGCCTGCTTGCCCAGCATCGGTTCCGGCTCGTCCGCCGCCACCGCCACCTCCAGAGCGAGCCACTCCTGCAACTGCTGAATCTGAAACCTGAGCACCTTTACCGCCTCCGCCAGTTCCGCCCGATCCTCCGAGACTGAACCCAGCTCCTCCGCCGCCACCGGAGTAAGCGTTTGATGAACCAGTAGATGTAGCTGATGCCCATGTTGAATAAGACGATGTTCCTGCACCACCCGAGCCACCAGTTCCCGACACCGGAGGCGAGCCTCCTGCAGCGGATTTACCTCCACCGCCACCTCCGTTGTTTCCTACGGCCGGTACGTCACCTCCGTCGTTACCCTGGCCTGATGTCCCAGTTCCTCCAGATTGTCCGCCACCCGATGAGGCTCCACCTCCTGAGCCTCCATTCCCGCCGGACTGAGTGTCTTGCCCTCCATAGCCTCCGCCAATAGCAGTGCCAAGTGAACTTAGTTGAGATGTATTACCTTGAGCGTGAACTGCACCTCCACCGCCAACGGTGATAGGGAATGTGCCCGTGCGTCGATCCTCGGTGATGTAAACAAACCC